ACGGCCACGTGTGGCTGCTGCTGTGCCGTGCGGAGAGCGAGGTGCAGCACTCGTGGCCCGGCTGGAGGACGCTCGACCTAGAGACAGGCGAGCTCTCCTTCGTGCTGGCGTCGTGGCTGTTCGAGGGGGAGAGGATCGCGTGAGGCTGAGCGACTCCGAGGGCGACCTCGAGCGACCTCGAGCGACTTCAAGTGGCGCGTGGCACTTCATGCCACTGTCTACCACTGAGGGTGTCTCTTAGGCGACGCTCGTCGAAGCCGTCTCCTTTTAGGTTCGACCCTTGTTGTAGACACGTTCCACCCACGTGTAGAACTGTTCGACGGTCATCTGCGCTTTCGCGATGTTACAGGTTGTACAAGCCGTAACACAGTTCGCAGGCACGTAGCCGATGTCGCTGTCGATCCTGTCGATCCCGTTGACGCCGATTAAGCTCCACCCTGGAGCGGACGAAGTCACTGGGTGTGACGACGCTCCGCAGTACGAACACTCACGAAGGATCAAACGACATGCTTCGTCATGGGACAGCGCCCAACTGATCTGTCTGGTCGCAGCGTTTCTTCTGACGTGATGAACTTTGGCACCTACCCACCATGGGTATTCGCCGTGTTGCTTACCGATCTGAGCAGCTGCCATTTTCTTCTTCGTCTCTTCAGAGTGGCTCTTCCCTTTCATGCTACCTGGTAGACCATTCTCTCGATTTCGACGAGCGGCGTCGCGAAGTTTCTGTTTTGTCTCTTCTGAATGTTTTCTTCCCACGCTTCTAACTATAACTGATTTGGGTTATCCCTGATTGATTTGAGCTCATCTTGAAATGGGTTTGGGCTCGTATTGAATTGACTTTGGACCCATTTTCGTTTCACTTTGGGCCCTGATCGGGTTACACTGATCGGAGATGCTCGCTGTCTACCGCTGGGACCTGCCGAGGAGCCCGACCATGTTCGACTACTTCGTCGTCGACCTGAGGGAGGACGGGGACTACCTGCTGGTGAGGCTCTCTGAAGCGGTGGGCAGCCGATGGGAGCCGAGGGGCCACAGCCGAGGCTACTGGGACGCGCTCCACGAGGATGGGTATGTGTCCCGCGTCTCTTGAAGCAGGGCAAGTCTGGGAGCTGCTGCACGACGACGCGATGGAGCCAGCGCTCCTGGTCGAGCGCATCCGTAGCAGCAGGAAGGCCGAGTGGGCCTGGCGTTGCGTGAGCCTGCGGAACCTGGTCAACTTCATCGCGGACGAAGCTCGGTGGGACCCCAACGAACATTACAACAGGCGCGGTCAAGGCCTTGTCCTCGTCGGGCGGAGGCTGTCGTGAAGCCAGGCGAGGTGTGGAGCTGTCGGGAGAACAAGTTCGACTCGAGGCCATGGTACTACCTCGTGCTGGAGGCGGACGAGGACGGCGTCGACCTGGTGCTGCTCGACAGCGATGGGGAGCCGATGTGCGACCCGGGCGACCTGGTCCATATGGGTTGGTGCAACGTCCGGTCCGGCCTGCTCTGGGAGGCTGTGACGTGAGCCCGGCGTCGAGGCTCGGGCAGGCGTACCTCTCTTCGCAGGGGCACCTGTACCTGGTGGTGTCCGACCCATGGATCCACCCGTGGGTGTCCGAGACCGAGTGGCGTCACAGCATGGTCGTCTTCACGACCAGGGGTGGTCACGAGGCCTTCCACCGGGGCGAGGAGTCCGTCGCGGAGTTCACCACCCGACCTGGCTGGACCCGCCTGATCTAAGCCTAGTCCTTTTGAAGGGTCCCGTCAACTCTTCTTAACTCAGTTCACTTGTCAAGAGGCTGTGGTACTATCCAGTGGGTGGGCACGGGGTGGATCCTCTTGATCCTCGCTCTCCGCTGTCGGATCCGCGCTCGAGGATCCGGTTCGCTTCTCCCTCGACGGGGGTAGGATGTCCTCATGAACGACGCCAAGTACGTGTACAAGGAAGTGTCTGGGGACGACCTGGAGAAGACGACGACGCTCGGGTGGGAGTACGTCAGCGCTGGCGGGTACATGACCCCGTTCGGCCCAAGGAGCACGTACTTGGTCCGGAGGCCCTTCGAGGCGCCCGAGGCCATGAAGCTGTCCGCGGAGGTCGCTGCGCTCAAGGTCGAGCCGGAGAAGTCCCAGCAGGCCAGGGAGTCGCTCGCTGGGAGGCTCGTGCGCGCGAAGAACGCCGTGGCCAGTCACGCGATCGCCGCTGCGAAGACGGGCCGAGACAAGCCCACGCGGGACGACCTGGTCAGCATGGCTTACCGCCTGGAACGCGACCTCGTGTAACCAAGCGTGCGCTCAAGGCAGGCGAGGTGTGCTTGGTGCCTGGCACGTGCGGCGAGCTGGACCGCGTCGTGCTGCTGCTGGACGACGCGGCAGCAGAGGGTGTTCAGGTGCTCGTCCTGGACGGGCGCATCATTGGGAAGGAACCAGGGCAGACCTGCTACCTCAAGAGCCTCATCCGCATGTTCGTCCCTCTTTAGTTCACTTGTGACCAGGATCTGAGAGAGTACTACTCATGAGCGATTCGAAGGACCGTCAGAAGACTGAGCTCGGGCGACTCCAGGCGATGAACGACAAGGTCACGGCCTTGCCGAACGACCTCGCGCTGGCGCTCGCCAAGGCCTCCTCTCTGCAGGCTGACCGCGTCGACCACGTCCTCGCCCTCCACAGGGGCGGCTCGACGGTCGAGGACATCGTCAAGGGTGAGAAGGATCGGTTGGACGCGCTCGGCGAGGCGTACGACTTCGACCTCAACTCGGTCGGTTGGCTCCAGATCTCGCCGTTCCTCTCCGAGTTCACGCGTTGGATCCGCAAGCGCTGTTCGAACAAGTCCGGTCGCCACGAGATCGGCACTGCTGCGGCGTGCTACAACCACAAGACGGAAGAGGTGGAGATCGTCTTCAACCCTCGCTTCATGGCGTCCGTCGCTGACAAGCAATCAGCTCCCGGCCTCGTCGATCCGAACGGGTCAGCCGTGAACGAACACGAGCACTTCCACCTCATCTTCCAACACGTCACGTCGCGCCGTCGCGAACCGCACTCGCTGTGGAACATCGCGACCGACCTCGCCATCAACAGCATGATCTCGCGCTGCGACACCATGTCGCGCTTGCCGAACATGCTGCTCCTTCCTGGCCTCATGAACCGTGGCCCGGCGGATCCCAAGCTCCCGAAGGAGGTGCTGGAAGCGCGAGAGAAGCTGAACAAGATCATCGCGGAGCTCCCGGCTGAGCAAGCGTCGGAGTGGTACTTCAACAAGTTGAAGTCCGAGTCCGAGAAGCAGGGTTATTCGTGGGGCAAGAACGGCATGAAGGTGCCTGGCGCTCCGCAGCCCGGCGAGGACGGTGAGGGTGATGAGGGTTGGGTCCTGTGGCCGAGCGATCAGCACGGCGGGTGGGACGACATCCCCGAGGAGCTTCGCGACATCGTCGACGGCAAGATCAAGCACGCGATGCGCAAGGCTTGCGAGAAGGCGGACAACTCGCCGAACGGTTGGGGCAACGTCCCGTCGGAGCTTCGCGAAGAGATCCGTGCTATGGCGTTCGGCTCGGTCGACTGGCGACAGGTCCTTAAGAACTGGACCGGCATGCGCCAGGCTGGCGGCCGCTGCCGCAGCATCAAGCGCATCGACCGCAAGTACCCGCTCGTGCACCCGGGCATCAAACGCGCGCGCAACCCGAACATCCTGATCGCGGTCGATCAGTCCGGGTCGGTCGACGACCAACAGCTCGCGCGCATCTATGGCGCGCTCGACGGGTGCTCGAAGAAGTGCACGTTCGATCTGCTCCCCTTCGACCACACGGTGGCGAAGGAGGATCTCATGACGTGGAAGCGCAACACCAAGCCGACGCTCATGCGCGTGCGCGGCGGCGGCACGTCGTTCGACGCGGTGGTCGAATTTTTGAATGATCCAAAAAACCGTGGTCGTTACGATGGCGCCATTATATGTACAGATGGTGAATGTGGAAAACCTCAAGGATCGCGTGTGAAGTTGGCATGGCTGATCACACCGGGACACAAGCTGATGTTCGAGCCGGATCCGGAGCAGCTCGTGATCGAAATGTCGGACAAGGACGACGTGGCGACGGGCCGTTGGTGAGGAGGTGTCCGAGCTGCGGCTCGGACATCGTTTACAAGACGAAGCAGTGTTGGCGTCAAGCTGAGAAGGCTGAACGACGTTGTAAACCTTGCGCTGACGAGATCACTCGAGCGAAGACACGTGACGAAACGTGGCGTGCTGAACATGCTCACGCTCTACAGAAGGCTTGGGCTGATCCTAACAACGGGCTCAACTCTGAAGCGTACAGACAGAAACTTGGCGCTGCGCAAAGAGCAAGAACCGACGATCGTTCAGCTGGCGCCTTGAAGGCTGCTAAGAAGCGTCGCGAAAAAGGAACGCAAGATCTCATCACGCTCGCGATGCACACGCCCGAAGCGAACGCTAAGCGTTCACGAAGTCACCTTCTTCGACGCGAGCTTAATCCTGAGCTATGGCAGACAGATAAGGCAAAGGCTGCTTGGAAGGCAAATGGCGAGAAGGGTAAGACCTACATCGACAAGGCGACCGCCGCAGCCCACAAGAACGGTTCGCGTTCAGCCTTTGAACGCTCTTTCGAAAAACCTCTGTATGATCTCGGCTTCTTGCCTACGCAACGTGTCGGCCGGTGGTGGGTCGACTACCTCAACCACGAGACGAAGGTAGTTGTGGAGTGTTACGGCGACTGGCACCACTGCCACTCGAAGTTCGACGAGCGAATTCAGAGATTGTACAAAGGCATTCATCCCGAGCTTGGGCTGATGCCCGTCGAGAAACGAGCTCGTGACGAAGAACGTCTTCACGACATTGAAAGTAAAGGCTACATGACTGTCGTGATCTGGCAACATGATTCCAAACGATGGCTCTCCTGGATCGAGAGCTCATTCCAAGCCAACAACTCAGTAGGATGAATTCAATGAACAAGGAACAAGCGTTCGCGATGATCGAGCAAGCGAAGGTGCGCATGCTCACGGATGAAGAGTGCAACGAGCTCGGCACTTGGGCCGAAGCAGCGAAGACAGAGATCGTGTCAGACGCCGGCCGCGGCGATCTCTCCTCCAACTCGCTCGTCGAGTGGATCACTCGGTTCACGAAGGAGATCTGTCAGGCGGAGTTCTTCAGTTTGAACTTCAAGAACGTGAGCAAGACGATCATGCCGCACGTCGTCGCTGTGTTCGAGCTCAACACGTCGAAGCGTTGACGAGAGATCGAAAGTCAAGATGGAAGGGTAAGTTCGAAGCATGTTCAAGGTCACTGGAAGCGACGGAAACACTTTCGGCCTCGTCGATACCCTCGTCGCGGTGAACGCTATTGTCGAGATGAAAAAGACGGGTCGGGACGGCAGGAAGCTCACGAACCCAGCCAACGCGACGAAGGCGTCTTCGCTGACGCTCACGGTCGCCGAGGTCCCCGACAGCACCCACCCAGGCTACGTCAAGCGATAGCTTCGGGCTACGCAGAAGGTACGATCAAGAAAATGTCGACAATCAACCAGCTCATCCGTAAGGGTCGCAAGGTCCAGAAGTCCCGTCGCAAGGCTCCCGCGCTCAAGGGCGCTCCGATCAAGTCGGGCACTGTCACGCGCGTCTGGGTCATGACGCCCAAGAAGCCGAACTCGGCCAAGCGCGTCGTCTGCCGCGTGCGCCTCAGCACGGGGGTGGAGATCACGGCTTACGTCCCTGGCGAACGCAACAACCTCAAGGAACACGCAACTGTCCTCATCCGTGGTGGTCGTGTCAAAGATCTCCCAGGTGTTCGTTACCACGTCGTTCGCGGAGCGAAAGATTGCGATGCTGCTGTCGGTCCTTCGCAATCCAACGAGCTGAAGAGGAACCAAAGTCGTTCCAAGTACGGTGTGAAGAGGCCAATCAAGTGAACGACTGATGTACGTCGATCTTGATAAGCGTCGCTCGACGCAACGTGCGTATCGTGCTGCTAACCTCGAAAAGCATCTTGAGTGGCAAAAGAATTTTCGAGATCGACGTACTCCTGAAGATCAGGCTAAGCACATCGCCGTGGTAAAGAGGTGGCGCGAGGACAACAAAGAGTACGTTCGTGCGTACAAGAGGCGCAAGTACCACGAGACGTACGCTCGTGTTCAAAAGTTGAAAGCAGATCGTGGGTGCGCTCGATGTCCTGAACGTCACCCTGCTGCGTTGGACTTCCACCACGAAAGCGACGACAAAGAAAAAGCTGTCTCCCAAATGATCAACAAGTGTGGATGGGAGAAGTTGATGGTCGAGATCGACAAGTGCACAGTTCTCTGTGCTAATTGTCATCGCAAGCATCATTTCGAGCTGAACACAGCGAAGAAAAAAGAAATCACTGAACGTGAGCACGGGCTCTTGGAACAAGTAGACGAAAGGTGGGCCTGACCGTGATCGCGCCGTGCGTCGTCAAGTCGAAGATCGACTGGGACACGCAGTGGCCGCGCGACCTCAAGAACGACGAGCTCGCGTACGTCTACTGGATCGAGGACAGCTACCGAGGCGACTGCTTCTGGCTCCATTTAATCTCGCTCGAGCGAGCAGGGAAAGAGTTCACGCTCATGTTCCGTGTCGATCAGAGGCCAGAACGATGGCTCGAGGTGCTCGCGTAGGGTTGGGATTACTAAGAGCCGTTTTTCAACAGCGAGAGCTGCAGAGGCCTTAGATTGTCATGCGTGCGGCGGTCAAGCTAGCCGCCGAAGAAAGAAAGCAAGACATGTCCCGAACCAAGCGAAACCGCCGTTTCCAGTACGCAAACCAGCACGCGTCGATCCAGACGCGCCCGAATCTCGCCGCTCAGGTCGGTGGGGAGAGCTTCACCGCCAACCGCGAGGACGAGCTTGCGGCCAGCATCTACACCGATAGCTCGAATGCGACTCAGTTCGCGGTCAAGCTCGGCGGAGCGGAGCTCACGCTCAGCGGTCGCCAGGCTCGCACGATCCAGCGCTTGCTCAACAAGCACTACTCCTCGTGCAACACGCAGTCGTACGTTCAGCCAGGAACCGACTCGTTCTGATCTGAACTGAAGCGCGAGTAGAAATCAGCGATCGCTCGGAGTTGTCCGACGGTCGCTGCGTTCTTTAAGCGGTTCGCTAACCAGCTGACGACGACCGTGTTCTCTGGCGTGTAACCCTTGGAGTTATCGATACGATCCAACGACGGAGATTCGTCAATGGGCCCGCGACGTTGGCCAAACTTGACTCCGCGCTTGAGAACGATGCCTAGCACCGGGCAGCGTTCAGGAACTTTGATGTCTGCCATCGTCAGAGTACATTCCAAACCCTTATCCTTGGCTCGTTTACGCGCGCCTTCGAGAAGTCTTCTGACGGTCCTACCAGGACAGCTCTTACAGTAGACGTAACGCTTTCGTCCTTCGCTGTCTACCCAACCTGACGCGCCCTTAGAACGAAGTGTGAAGTTGTCCTCAGGTTGAACTTTCTGACAATGTTTACAGAAGTGATCCACGACTAGAAACTAACGCACTAGCATCTCGTCTGCCCGCTTAGCTCAGTGTTAGAGCAACGGACTTTTAGTCCGGAGGTCCCTGGTTAAACCCCAGGAGCGGCCTCCAAGGGAGAGTAGCTCAGTGTAGAGCGCCAGGCTTTGGGTCTGGAGGTCGCGCGGTTCAACTCCCGTCTCTCCCACCATTTTTACCAGTTTCGACGTCGACGAAGATCGATGTCGAAGTACGAACCGAGCGTCAGGCGCGGTCGGGTACCAGAGGTTGGCTTCGCTTGCGCTCGGCGATGCTTGATCGCGTCAGGGCACGCTGGTTCCGTCTCCGGAGGCTCCGGGATCACACTCTCGTTCAACTTTTCGCGAAGTGTTTGAACAGACATGACGCTCGTTATTTCGTCCTCCATGAGGTAAGTTTCGAGTACCTCTTCGAGACAAGAATTGTTCTTCATCGTCATCATTCCACCTTATCCGCTCTGTCAGATAAAAGAACTCTTGTGGTTCGCTTTTGAAGAGGCTCGGGTAGAGTTGTCTTCATGAGCGACACCAAGCGTAACGCGGGCAAGTTGATGATGGCACGTCTGGCTGAGATCGGCCGGGCCAAGAAGAAGGCTGGCACGGCGACCACAGAGGAGCTCGCCAAAGCGGCGGGCATCCCGGTCAGCCAGGCCTACAGCCGGCTCTACTGGCTCGAGGTCAAGGAAGGGAAGCTCGAGAGCACCGGCAAGGGCGCCGGCCGCGTCTGGCGCCTGGCGAGGAAGCGCTGATGCCGGTGAAGGTCCTCCCTCAGGAGGACCGCACGGGCGAGGTGTGGTTCCCGTTCGGCTTCGAAGCCTCCGAGGAGGCGTTCGTGGTCACGGGTCCACCCTCTGTCGCGGTCTCCTACCCCACGAAGGCGCGCACCCTGACGCACTCTGTCGTCCACCTGCGCAGCGGCCTGCCGTCCACCCGGCTGGAGCGGTCCCGGCCGGGTTGGATCAGGAGCTACGTCCCGCTCGTTCGTTGAAACGGTTCGCTTGTCAAGAGCACAAGGTAAGATGGTCTCATGATCAACAAGGACAAAACCATCACGGTCGCCGAGCTCCTCGCCATCCTCGCTGACGGGCGCATCAGCCCAGACATGCCGATCGCAGTCTACCGCAGCCACCCGGACTGCCTGGTCGGCCACGTTGCGACCGAGATCCTGACGCTCGCCGACGGCAGCAAGCTGTTGACGTTCTACACCGGCGAGCCGGTCGCGAGACTCTCGAACATCGAGTCGGCGGCCGAAGTGTTCCCTTGAAAAGGGTTCGCTTCTCTCCAGACAGTGGTAAGATGGTCTCAACTCTCGACAAGGACGGAACATGAAGCTCCTCGACATCGGAAGCACCATCGCTCGCGGCACGAACATCAACTCGATCGTCGTCCCGCCCGAGCTCCGCGTCAAGCACGCGACCGGGCTGCCGTGGGTGGACGACCTGCTCGGCGGCGGCTTCACCCCATCGATCGCTGGCATGCTGACCGGTGACAGCGGCGTCGGCAAGTCTACGATGGTCCGCACGATTGCGGACGCGCTCACCCTCCAGGGTCACATCGTGCTGTACAACTGTCTCGAGGAGAGCGAGTACCAGGTCAAGATGGCCTGCGAACGGTTGGAGCTCGACGCCGGCTTCGTCATCGCGCAAGACCTCTTCGTGCAGGACGTCATCGCTCACGCGAAGGAACTGCAGAAGAAGTGCAAGAAGGGCAAGAAGGTGTTCGTCATCGTCGACAGCCTCCAGTGCATGGACGACGGCAAGTACGACACCGGCAAGACGACGAAGCAGACGCCGATCAACTGCGCGCGCGAGCTGATCAAGTGGGCTAAGGAGACGTTCGGCGTGCTCCTCTGGGTTCACCAAGTGACGAAGGGCGGCGTGTTCGTCGGCGACAACACTGTGAAGCACGCCGTCGACCTCCACATCCACTTCGGCTTCGACAAGGACAAGAAGTCACCGACGCATGGTGAGCGCATCATCCACAAGATGAAGGATCGCTTCGGCCCGGCCATCGACCCGCAGTGTGTCGAGATGGTCGAAGGCGGCCGCCTCGTGATCAAGGAGATCGAGGAGATCGACGAGGACGAGGACGACATGGACGAGGCGGCCGAATGAGCACTGCCGATATCGCGCTGTGACTGAGCGGATTTCTCATAGGCGTCGTCATCACACTAGTGGTGCGTCGCACGCGGGCTCGTCTAAAGGAATTCCAGGAATTCCGAACAGAACAACAGACCATTGCAGTCCGTGACGACGCTACTCATACTATCATCGACATCCCGTGTGAGAACCAGGTTGTTCGTGTCTTCTTGATCCGAGATCAAGCTGTACAATTCGTGTCTGCGGTCGTCGATTCACTTCAAACCTGAAATGATGGATCCCGATAAAGTCAAGAAGCTGTTGGAACTGTCGGCTCGTTACGCTTCAGCTGCTCGCGCGGCCGAGGCTCGACGAGGGGCAGCATCGTACCACGCTCGCGAAGGCAAGCGAACCGAAATTCTCCAAGAGGAAACGGTTCGCTTCTCAAGAGAGAAGGGTAGTATAGACCCATGATCGACAAGGTGAAGCTGAACGTCGCGTTCCAGATGATGCGCAAGGCCGGGCTCGTCGCCCGCCAGAACTTCTCGTGCTGCAGCTCGTGCGGCGGGTACGAGTTGACCATGGACGTCGTGGCGATGCCGGACAAGAAGCGTGCCAAGGTCAAAGGCGTGTGCTTCTACCACCGTCAGGACAACGATTACCTCGTCCGTGGAAAGGACCTGTACCTCAGCTTCGGTTCGCTCGACTCCCGCGAGCTCGGTCAGATCGGTCTCGAGACGGTCCAGGTCGGCCACCTCGTGACCTCTTGCCTGACCCAGGCCGGGTTGGCCTGGGAGTGGGATGGGACGGAGTCTCAGCGCATCCTCGTACGAGCCTGAACGGTTCGCTTCTCAATCAAAGGGGGGTACTATCAGATCGTAGTTGAGCGATGGATTTCGTCGAGGACTAGTATCTAGGAACCTCACATGAGTACCAGGGAAAATCGAAGGTGGCGTCTGCCGATCGAGGGGTTAGCGAACCTCTTGGTCGGCGGAAGTGATACGAGCCTTAAGCGTCGACTTAAGCGCTCGAAACGCCTAGGTCGGTAGTTCAACTGGTAGAACAACGGTCTCCAAAACCGCAAGACGAGGGTTCGAACCCCTCCCGGCCTGCACAAGATACGGCCCGTAGCTCAGCGGAATCAGAGCGTTCGCCTACGAAGCGAAGGGTCACAGGTTCGAATCCTGTCGGGGCTGCCAAGTATCTCTAGGGCCTAGAGCGTATCTAGGCTTCATGAGAACTTGCACATCTCCTGGGTGTGATAGCATTCGAGCTAAACGAAGCTCAAGATGCGATCCGTGTCGAAATTCGAAGTATCGCTACGGAATGACGGTCCCTGAAAGACAGATGCTTCTTGAACATCAGAAAGGATGTTGCAAACTTTGCGAGATTGAGATCAAGTTCGATGGTGTCACCAACGGGAATTCCGCATGCATCGATCATTGTCATCAGACAGGTCGGATTCGAGGAATCCTATGTCATAACTGTAACACTATGTTGGGGTACTTCGAAAACAAGGTTCTTGATCTTGAGCATCTCAAACGTTATCTGTCTCCGTAGCCTAGCGGACAAGGCAGCCGCCTTCTAAGCGGCCGGGAAACCATCACTGGTTCGAATCCAGTCGGAGATGCTATGCTTCGTGATGCGACGGGAGTCGCAGCTCCCCTGTCTAGGGAGTGAGACGGGTTCGAGTCCCGTACGGAGCGCTGAGGGAACGTGGTGGAAATGGCAGACACAATAGGCTCAGACCCTATCGCCCTTCAATGGGCATCCCGGTTCAAGTCCGGGCGTTCCTACGGGTGGCTAGCTCAATCGGTAGAGCACCTGGCTCTTAACCAGGAAGTTTTGGGTTCGACTCCCGAGTCACTCACCACGGGCATGTGGCGAAACTGGCATACGCAGCGGGTTCAAATTCCGACGTCGAAAGACATGTGGGTTCAAGTCCCACCTTGCCCACCACGACGGCTAGTTCAATCGGTCAGAACCCCCGTCTCATAAACGGGCACGTCTCGGTTCGAACCCGAGGCCGTCGACTTTTGATTCGCTTGTCAAGAGAGATCGGGTAGTATCTGATCATGGTTAGCAAGAAGAACAAAGAAGAGCTCAAGCGGTTGATTGTACAGTATGATGTTGCTTCGCGAGCAAGCTCGCAGCGAAGAACATCTCAAGGCTCTCGAAGTAGCGAACGACGAAGCCGACTCGGCTCGAGAAGCAGCGTGGTCCGCGCTTCTCTTCTTCATCAATCATAACATCTGAGGTTCGTCATGCGTTTCTCCATCGTCCTCGCTATCGTCATCGTGACTGCTTTCCTTGTCGTCTACATCCGCTCGACGCTCGGCGACAACGCCGTCATCGTGTTCGGCTTGTTCGGGTTTTGGGGCGTGCTCGCCTTCTTCAAGCACGTGATGAACACATGAAGTCTCGTGCCACAGTCAGCGATTGTGTGGCGCTGCTGACGCTCAACGGCGACAGTCGGCGCGACGAAGCGCAGAGGCTCGACGCTCAAGAACAGCGCTCTCGCGACGAGTCGTACACGTACCACACGTGCTCGACGTCGAAGTGCGGAAAAAAAGTCCGCGTGTACCGTGCTCCCGAAAACCGTCCTGATCTTTGCACGGATTGTTGGATCAGTTGGATCACTTCTCAGCAGGCTCGGGTACAGTAAGAAAGTCAGTCGGCGAGAGGGTCGGCTAACGAACTCCAGAGAGAAAAAATGGACATCAAGACGGCAGTCAAGGTCATCAAGGCGCTCCCCCCGCACATCAGCGTGCTCTTCCGCGGACCGCACGGCATCGGCAAGTCCGAGGTCGTGAAGCAGATCGCGACGGCTCTGGACCTGCGGCTGCTCGACCGGCGTATGAGCCAGTGCTCGGAGGGAGACACTGTCGGCCTCCCCAAGCAGACCCTCGTGAAGGGTCCGGATGGCAAGACTTACGACATCACGGCGTTCTGCCCGCCCGAGTTCATCGCCATCGCGAAGCACACGCCGAGCATCCTGTTCCTCGACGAGCTCAACCGCGCCACGCAGGAGGTCATGCAGGCCTGCTTCCAGTACGCGCTGGACCGCTGCGACTTCCAGGGCGACAAGTTCAACGAGCAGACCCGCGTGTTCGCGGCCGTCAACACCGGTGGCAACTACCAGGTCAACGAGATGGATCCGGCGCTGCTCGACCGCTTCTTCGTGATCGACCTCGCACCGACCGATCTGGACTTCTTCGACCACTCCGAGGGGAAGATCGACAGCGACCTCATCCGCTTCCTCAAGGAGCGACCGTCGCGCCTCGACCCCGCGAAGGCGAACCCTGGCTCGGTCCAGCCGTCACGTCGCTCGTGGTTCCGCCTCGACTCCGTGTACAAGGCGAACAAGATCTACGAGATGGACATGGACAAGGACGCGGTCGGCAAGGGCTTCGCCTACTCCCTCGCGGTCGGCCTCGTCGGCCTCGAAGCGTCCTCCGACCTCGTCGACTTCCTCGGGAAGCGCGACACGCGGTTCAACGCCGAGCACGTCGTCGATCAGTACGAGACGACCCGGCCGAAGATCAAGAAGCTCGGGCAGGACAAGCTCAACACCCTCATCGACCTCCTCGTCGAGCACGCGAAGCAGAACGTGTGGACGATGGAGCAGTCCACGAACCTCGGCCACTTCGTCTCGGACATCCCGGCGGAGCTGCGCGTGTCCTTCATCACCAACTTCACGAAGGGCCTGCGCAACCACCCGAACTTCACCCCCAACTTCAAGGTCATCAACACGACGGTCATGAAGCACATCGTGTACGCGTTCAACCCGAACGCCGTCATCGGCGGGCAGCCGCCGCCGAACGCGACCAAGGGCAAGAAGTAGTCGGTCAGCTACCTAGTCTTCCTTCCGCGCGGTCGCTCTCCTCTCGGGGCGACCGCGCTCTTTTGCCGCAGTAGCTCAACTAGGCAGAGCATCTCATTTGTAATGAGGCGGTTGTAGGTTCGATTCCTATCTGCGGCTCGAGCGACATACTTTATCTGTCTCATTGTCGGGTAATTCAGCGGTAGAATAATCGGCTGTTAACCGATCAGTCGCAGGTTCGATCCCTGCCCCGACAGCTGGCGATTAGCTCAATTGGTAGAGCAGTGGGTTCTGATCCCACGTGTTAAAGGTTCGAGTCCTTTATCGCCTTCCATGAAAAAAGTTGACGAATGGCGTAAACGGACACGAGCGCGAATCGTCGAAGCTATGGGCGGCTGTTGCGCGCTATGTGGATACAACACATGTCGGGCTGCTCTCGTAGCTCATCATCTCGAACCAGAGTTGAAAGACTTCACACTTGGTCGATGTACGAAGAGCTGGAAACGAATCGTCCAAGAGCTACGCAAGTGCGTTCAACTATGCAATCGTTGTCACGTAGAAGTTCATGAAGGAGTTCGACATATTCCAACTGATGTTGCGCGATTCGATGAACGGTTCGCTGAGATACCTCCGTTCAAACGCGAAACAATTATTCCTCATGGAACGCGAGTGGCATACACTTACCACAAATGTCGGTGTGAGAGTTGTTCTGTTGCGAATACGACATACTGTAGAAAGAGACGATCCGTGGCGCAGCTGGTTAGCGCGTTGCTCTGATAAGGCAAAGGTCGGTGGTTCGAATCCACCCGGATCGACTACCAATGAGATTATTGGGTATCGTCGATGATCTAGTCGACCTCGTCCTGTTCACTTGCGTCCCGATGACCATGCTCATTTGGTCGCTCGAGTTCTTGATCTTCGTCCGATTCGTGCCTTGAGCCTATCTTAGAAGCATGGATACCAACGACCCTCGCGTCCAGCACGTTCGGACCCTTCAGGATCCCATCGTCGCCCAGGACCACACCGCGCCCTTCGTGCTGAAGGTCGCGACGCCCTCTGTCCCTCGAGGCCAAGAGAGCACCGGCGGCCCCATGGGAAATCCCTTGAAAGCTAGGACATATGTCTTGGTAGATGTCCTTCCTAAGGATCTTCAAGAACGTATCAAGGTTGCTTTTGAAGCGTTGTCCTGGGGATGACCTTCGTCATGCTCATTCAGACGTGTGATACTTGCGAAGACCTTCACTAATGCGTTGACGGTGCTCTTCGGTGAAGGTTCCAAGCTTCTTACCACGTTTAGCTTCTGAGATCTTTCGTTTGGTCTCGTCTGAGAGCGGACCACGTACTTTCCCACGACCTGCGGCTGCAAGGTTTTGTCTGTGTTCATCAGAGAAGATCTTTCTACGAGCTGCCATTGACATTTTTGTTCTTGTATCTTCGCTGAACGGTCCGTGCGGTCGTCCGCGTAACGAAGCCGAAAGTTTTGCTTTTGTCTCATCTGAGATGGAACGGCCAACTGTTCCTTCGCCACCATCGCTCTCGTTGTAGAGTTCTATCTCGAATTCACGCAGACGAGCGATCCAAAACTTCTCGGCTTCCATAGCTTCGACGGCGGTGTCGTACCATTCCACAACATGCCAATCGAAAGCGTCTAGACCATGCTTACGAAGAGCATTGTAGAAGTGGGACGCTCGGCCAGCACGAACTTTCCCACGATGATCCGCCCACCGCTTCTTCAGGTTGCCTGTCCAACCGATATAGCCTTTTCTCGCTGTTTTGTGTTCGATGAAGTAAACGTAAGCCATAGAAAAGAAATTAGTTCACTTCTCTTATACACTCTGATAGGATCTGAGTGTGAGCAAGGAAGAATGCTATGCCGCCTTCCCCCTCCCGCAGACGACTTCTCGAGAGTAATCTTTGGCAGACGACGTGGATACGATCAGATCATAACGATAACGAGCTTGGGACGATCCCAGGCGACCTTCCTTCGGAGAATTCGAGACAACATGAACATCGAGAACAACACCGAGACCGTCGTGTCGACCACCAACGAGCCCAAGGCGGCTAAGGGCAAGAAGACCCGCACGGTCGACTACACCCGCACGGACAAGAAGCCGCACAGCTTCCGCTACAAGCGCGGCAGCGCGTTCACGGCTCGAGCCGGCGCCATCGCGCTCGCCAAGGAGTCCGACGGAGCTCTCGTCATCGGACCGCTCCCGACCGGCGTCGAGGCGCAGGCGGACGCGGAGAAGTTCGAGACCGGCACGCTGAAGCTGGTCAGCGTGAAGAAGCGCCCCAACGGGAAGTGCGCCATCACGTTCGAGAGCGACACCGGCGCCCAGGTCATCGCGTACGACGCTCGCGCCGCGCGAGCTGCCCTCCGTTCGGCCTAACATCGCCCTAGTGGCTCGCTGGGCAGGTATGGAGGGCGCGGAAGCCTATAGGCGTCTGGCTCGATTGCTGCCTCAAATGGAATGAGCTCGTACACAACGGTCGAGCTCGCGTCCTTTCTGAAGGAGCACTGCTCCTCGTCATCGCGGAGACAGTGACTTTGGTCAGCGATCAGCAACACACGTACCACGGTTCCCACTGCTTCGATCTGTACGCAGGAGAATTGGTGTACCACATCTCGAACGCGGCGTGCGCTCACGACGCCGACTACGAGAGGGTCGTATGACGATCTCGCTCCACCCTGGGTTGGGTAAGGATGCGCTCTTCGACGAGGGCCTGTCGAGAGCTCGCTCTTGGCTCGATGATCATGGGTTACCACAGCCTCATCATCTATTCTCTTCTAGGGAGGAAGCGAACCGTTTCCGTCGGGACTTCATCCGTAAATCCTGGTTCGGGGCTCACATCATCGACGAGGGTTTGAGCGCCATCGCTGTGAACGTCAAGAAGTGCCGAGTGGCCACGCGCGTCCCAGGTTGGTCCTGGACGTACCCTGGGTACAAGGCGGATCTCACCCCGTACGGGGTCATCTGCCACGAGTTCGGGCACCACGTCGATCACGTCCTCGGAGGCGCGCGGGGGATCTCCAAGAGGAAGGCCTGGAGAGAGGTCATCGACAACGAAGAGGAGATCTCCAGCTACGAGCCGAACTGCACGGAGGCTTTCGCTGAGGCGTTCAGGCTCTTCCTGACGAACCCAGACATGCTGAAGGAGGGTCGGCCGGAGCGGTGGGAGTACTTCACGCAGACGCTGAATTTTACTCCTCCTCACACGTCCTCGTGGCGCACGGTCCTGAAGCACGCTCACCCGCGCATCATCTCCGCTGCCGAGCGCTGGATCGCCGACCGTTAAACTGGTTCGCTTCTCTTCTACGTCTAGTAGGATCTGATCATGGATCAAGCTCGCGGACCAATCATCACCGACAAGACGACGCTCTCGGAGCTGCAGAAGGCCGGCGCCGTCACGCTGAGCGACATCCCGCTCACTGAGCTGCTCGAGTTCGTCAGGAACACGTGCTTGTCCGTCTCGAGCGACTCTGAGGCAGACGAGGATATGAACTGGGGAGACGACTTCGCCGAAGCTGCTGAGGCTACTCAGCGCGCCATCGAGGCGATCGACCGCGGCATCCGCAAGGGGTTGTGAATCATGAACGCGATCCAGAAGTACGACAAGGCTAACGATAGACTCGTGTGGGTCGACGAGGTTGACAACGTGGTCGGACACACTCAGTTCGAGAACTTGTTCGAACGCGTCTGCGCCGACGTCAAGAAACTGCCAGTTCACGACCAACGAGAACGGAGAATGAGCTGATGGCTGGTTTCGGAGACAAGCTCCTCGCTCACCTGAAGACCGTCCCGCAGGCCTCCACCGAGGAGCTGGCTAAGCTGGCCGGCGTCACCCTCGAGCAGGCCTACAGCAGGCTCATGGCGCTCTCGTACGAGAAGCGGACCATCAGCGCTGGGAAGGGGAAGAACCGTGCCTGGTCGCTCCCTGGCGGCGAGCCTGTGGCGGCGGCGGCGACCCCTGCCGTCGATAAACCGTCGGTCGTCGGCAACCGCAACCACGGTTGGAAGCCGTCGCTCGCTCGCTTCGAGCCTATCGTCGAGACGCCGAAGGTCGGCTCGAAGCTGCTCGTCGAGTACCCCGAGGAGTGGCGACACACGGCGCTCGTCTCCGTCAGTCGCGAGCCGAACGCCCAGGGCGCTGCGCTGTGCTGGGACATCCGCAACAAGATGTGCACCTTCGTCCCCATCAAGTTGGAAGCTATCGTCAAATACGGCGTGAAGGTCGTGCTGGTGAAGAGCGAGAAGGACGTCGTCGCACTGGAGAACGAGTAGAGATCGGTTCGACGCTCGAGCGACCTACGATGGTCGCATGACCAAACCCAAGAAGAACACCAAGAAGTACAACCTCTCCCGTTCCGAAGTGGCATCGCGCATCGAAGAGATCATCGATCGCCTCGAGAAGCTCGACCCGCCGAATCAAGCTCCAACCGATGTCACTTACGCGATCGAGAGCCTCGCCACTGATCTCCATGACCTCGCGTACGAAGTGACCGACGAAGCGGTCTGATCAGAATGGGTGCGAGCTTAGATGAGCTCGCACCTTTTCTATCCACTCAATGAAGTCTGAGACAGTCATCGTTCGCTTGGCAAGGTTACATTTCGAGCAACATGAAACACAGTTGATTGTTGTGTAACCTTGTGAACTGTCAAGACGATCAATTCCGTTGACACCACGGAGAGTCCATGGAATTCTCTTTTTGAGCACTGGCTCGATCGGAATCGATGGGTGACCACAGAAACGACATTCGCCGGCAATTAGATCTTTTGCTGTACGATCGTCTAGTGCCCACTCAATACCTCTTTCAAAAGCATTCTTTCTGATCGAACAAAGTCTGGCACCGACATGGAATCCGTGTGACGACGATCTTTTTCCAGTAGCAGCACGTCGCATCTTCTCGATAGTCTCAGGCGAATGCTTTCGAGCTTTCATAAAGTCTAAGTAGAAGCCTTTTGGCTCTTACTCAAATGACTTTCAATGCGAACTCAAATGAGCTTCGGTCCTAACCCGTTTCGCTTTAAGCGGTTCGCTTGTGGAGACATCGTGGTACATTGGTGATCACGATGAGAGAGAACCTCTGCGACAAAGTGAACGCCGGCGACATCATCTTCTTCGGCGAGGAAAATAAGCTAACTTCCACTTGTGGGAAGAAAGTCTATCGTCCTCGACGCTCGAGATTGTGAGTACCTCAGACAGACATACTCGTATGATCCCTTAACGGGCGACATCACGCTGTTGCGCTTGAACCAGATCACCGGCACCTCGAAGAGCTCAGGTTACAAAGAGATTGGAGTCAACCTTCCATCAGGTAAGCGTTTGCTCAAAGCTCACTGTATCGCTTGGTTCCTTCACTACGATCAGTGGCCATCTGACGAAATTGATCACAAGGATCAGGACAAAGGCAACAACCGTATCGACAACCTACGTCTTGCGACGAGCGGGTCGAACAAAGCGAACACTCGAAAGTACAAGACTTGGGGAAAGAAACCCACATCGTCAAAGTACAAGGGTGTTTCGTGGTGTAAGCGTGACAAGTACTGGTTCGCATATGTCGGTGTCGGCAAGAAACAGATCGAGCTCGGCAGGTTTGAAACAGAACTCGAAGCGGCAAAAGCGTATAACAAAGCGGCGCTCGAACACCATGGTTCGTTCGCTGTAATGAATGAACTTCCATAATACGAACAACTTTGCGCAAGGCGGCCTACGGCAAGTACAGGCGCATCCTGTACGGCCTGGGCGCAGAGGGGCGCAACCGCGCAGCTAAGGTGCTGACACGGCTCGGCGAGGAACCCGGTCGCATCTGACTCTGGCACGGTCCTTCAAACAAGCGAACCAGAACTTTTCTCTCGACAACGGTTCGCTTGTCGGGAGGGTAGGGTACTATGGTCTCATGAACAACGCCGCCGAGTTCACGTTCTCCCTCATCGGATTCACCTACGGCCGTAGGACGAACATCGCCAAACGGGTCCTGAACAACAAAGACGCCGCCCTGCTCATCCTCGCAGCGAACGGAGGCGTCATGCGGGTGGGCGACGTCAAGGCCGTCATGGTCGATCCCTCGGGCCCTGGCGGCGGCCATCCGGTGTACGAGTTCACCGGCACCCGCGCCCAACTCGAGGCTTTCGTCATCGACTTCTACGAAGCCGGCTCGGCCAACTCCGAGGACGTCGAGTTCTACTTCGAGGATGCAGAAGAAATCGGCTGAATTCGGTTCGCTTGTGGAGAGCTTCGGGTAGAATGGTCTCATGACGTCAATCGTGAAGCTCTCCATTCAATGCGACCACGACAACACCGGCAAGCGCTCGCCAGGCTCTGAGATCGCCTACATGTACTTCGACAAGGGTGGCGTCGCCGAGACCGACGAGTGGCAGGACCCGTTCGGCGGGTCCTTCACCGACGACGAGGAAACCATGTTCCAACGCGTCGCAGTTGGTGCGGCCCAGAGCTTGATCGTCAGCGCGGGGACGAAATGGGAGGCAACGCTCCGCTGTCGCCTCGTCGCGACGTTCATGTAGTTCGCTTGTCAAGAGGACAAGGTAGGATCAGATCATGATCGAGCTCAAGGCGCGCGACTTGAAGGTTGGCGACGAGTTCACGGTGAACGACGGCGAGACCTGGAACGAGGTCGAGGAGATACTGCATCTACGAGGACCTGTGCTGTATTTCGTTGTGCGCGCGACGACGTTCAACGAGCACGGCGCGCCTTCTGTTCTGTCGACGAAGAAAGTTCTCTTCATGCTCCCAAGCCGTCTGGTCATCGTCCGATGAGCGTCACCTTCGTCCCGGAACTCGAAGATATGATCGCTCCAATTTTGAATTCAGCGCCATACATCAAGGTTCTGATCATCGACGAGAGCGGCCCAGGCGTGGAGATCCGAGTCATGAGCGACGGGCAGGTCCTGTCGCTGCCGCTCGACAAGGGCGTCGAGCACTACAGGTCGTCGCCGCTCTGGGTCGAGCTCACCACTTAGGAGCATGGTTCAACTCTTCGTCGTCAAGGACAACAACTCAGGCGAGTACTACGTGCGTCACACCGAGCGCGTCAAGGTCGAGTGCGCCGTTCCACGCTGACATGACGTACGCTGGTCATAAGAAGGACGCCGAGCAGATCGCCCAGCACTTCCGCGGCGTCGGGCGCGACGTCAGCGTGCTCGCGCTCGTGCCCTCGATGGCCAGGTAATCTGGTTCGCTTGTAAAGAGGACGAGGTAGGATCTGATCATGGCAACCAGGAACGTCTATCGCGACGCCAAGGGTCTGTACTTCAAGGCTCGAGGTCTGAAGTTCTACATCGCGCCGGACGCGGGCTACCGCGAGGGAGACAAGCTGACCGTCGTGAACGTGACCCGCATCCCGACTTGCGACTGCGCGACCTACCAGGACTTCATGGGTTACCCACGTTACGTTGCGGTACGTGGCACGTTGTGAGGACGCAACTCTGGCTTCCACTTCTTGAACGCGCAGATCTTCTGAACGTGCTGACCTGTGATGCCGAACAGATGACCGAGCTGTCTAGTCGATAGACCTTCCTCGACGTGACGTCTACGGATCTCGTCGACGATCGACCATGTAAGCCTGGCATCGCCGTGGTTCTCGCCTGCCCGTTTAGCACGCTCTGTCTCAGTCATCGATTGGCCTGACATGCGGTGGTTAGGACCGCTGACACGTTCTCGAGCAGCATCAGACCATCGGTAACCGCTTGAGCCATCGCCACCCTCGGTGAGGTTGGCACCCCACGTCGTGAACGTGCCGAGTTCGGCGATCAAGCGTTTCTCTTGTTCAAAGGCGTAAGCCTCATCTTTGGTCGCGATCACCACGCGTCGATGGGTTTCGCGCAGCCAGCCGTGTTTGCGAACGAACGCTTTCCACACCTTACCACGCTCGTTTCGTCGAACCCGGTCCCACACTCCTTTCCCAACGTAGAAGGGTCGATCTTCAGTGAGAGTGTGATCGACGTACACGAAGAAAACACGTTCCATGACGAAGAAGTTAGTTCACTTGTAAAGATGGGTAGGGTAGAGTGATCTTATGACGAACACGAACGACAAGAAGCCGCGCCCCTACGTCAAGTCCTTCGAGCAGAGCGATCTCAACTGGGATCCCATCGTGAAGGACCAGTTCACCGTGAACGAGGAGACCGGCGAGGTCATCCGCGCAGGAGACAGCGTCGCCATCGTCCGGCCTGGTTTCGAGCGCTGGCCGCTCGGCCACGCGAGCGACGTGTACAAGGCTGCGAGTCACCGACACACCGTCGACATGATCCTGACGTCGACCGATCAGGTCGAACCCTTTGGCAAGCCGCTCATGTCTGGCCATGGCTACCGCGTCGTCCATGAGTTTTCTGTTCGTGACGAGCAGATCACTCAGGTCCATGGCCTGCCGGTCACCAGCCGCATGACGACCGTTCACGACCACACTGCTCTTCACGCTCTCAAGGCCCGCATGGTCGTCTACGTGGGCGACACCACGCTCGGCTCGATCGTCGGCGCCCGCGCCATCCACGTCGCCGAGAACCCGGAGCGCTGGCGCGCGGAGGTCGAGGTTATGGTCGAGCGCAGCCGCAAGGCGCAGGAGGCCCTCACGACGCTCCTCGTGGCCGCGGACAAGTTCGTGCTCGGCGACGCCGATCGCTCGCTCCTCACGGCGCTCGGGGTAAAACCCGCAGGGAAGGACTTCGGTGTCACTCTCTTGGATTCGATGATCCGATACCACAAGGGTGTCGCGAAAGACATCACATGGGGAGTGTGGGAACGACGCCTGTCGGACGACGCGATCATGTCTATGATCAAAGTCATGGGACCGAAGAAGTACGGTGTGGCGCTAGACCTCGCTCTCGGAGGAAAGCGTTACGGCGGCAAGCACACCGAGGAGGCTCGTAAGCAGCTTGCCGTCGCGGCTTGAACCAGTTCTCTTTGTCTACGTGGATCGGACGACCGACGGTCGTCCCTTCTACGTTGGCAAGGGCACGATGTGGAGGCTTCGTCAGAAGTACCGCAACAAGCATTGGCGTCATATCGCCGATAAGCACGGGTGGATCCGCGAGGTCGTCTTTGCTACGAAGATGGAACAAGCGGCTTTCGACCTCGAGGTTGAGCTGATAGCGTTCTATGACACGTTCAACGGTTGGGGCGCCAATTATAGCGTCGGCGGCGAAGGACCACTTGGCTACAGACATACTGAAGAAACCAAGGAGCGAATTCGCCGAACGACCACAGGACGTAAGCGTGGACCGATGTCAGCACTCGCTGGTGCGAACCACCCGATGTACGGAAAGCGTCACACGGACGAAGCAAAACAGAAGAACAGGCTTGCCCATTCGGGCGAGAACAACTTCACCTCTAAGCTGACCTGGTCACAGGTGAACCAGATCCGCGAACGATACTCGCGAGGCGGATGTAGTCACCGAACCTTGGCACGAGAATTCGGAGTCAGTCACCGGGTGATCGGACGCTTGCTTCGCAACGAGCTTTGGCAACTTCCTTAGCTTCGGTTCACTTCTCTCCTCAAACCGGTAGGATCTGAATCATGGGAATCGACTACTCGTTCAGCCTCGACATCGGCTACAAGATCTCTGGTGAGGACCTGCCGGATAGCATGTTCCGGATCACCGAGCAGAAGTCTCACATGGAGGATCGCTTCGACCCGAGGTCGGGGAAGAAGATCGCTCCGGTGAGAGTCATCGACGAGGAGGGCGGCGAGGAGACCTACATCCTCGACGGGAAGGAGCACGAGGACACGTGCGAGCTCGCGGAGGCTCTCGCGGAGAAATTTGGCTGCGATGTGGACTGCGAGCGTGGGTACGGGGGTGATGACTTCTCGATGAGCTTCACGCTCCGACTCGAGCGAACTGGAGAGGACGACAACGGTTGGGGCAATGTCGCGGTGGGGTCTTCTATCCTCTTCGACGTGGCCACGTCCGCCAAGGCTCGCGCCGCCATGAAGAAGCTCGGGAAGGATCT